AGACTTATACGCAAAGCTTGTACAAAGATGGCAGCGTTTACCCGCATATCTTAAACCAATAGATGAGGGTGAATCTAATCCTAAGTCTGCTCTCCGTTTCTTCGAACCAGGAAAGAGAAGTACCAAAGCACAAAAAAAAGAATACACCACAGCATTAAACTCTTGGATTGACTATGCCGCAACAGTTAAGACAGCATACGATGGTCAGAAGTTAAAGACATACATATTTGATGAAGCTGCAAAGGCTGAGAATGTGGATGTTGAAGAGTGTTGGAACGTAGTAAGATTCTGTTTACTCAACGGTTCACGTATTATAGGTAAAGCATTAATAACAACAACAGTAGAAGATGGAGATTCATTTGAGGCATCAGTTCAATATAAGAACATATGGGATAAGTCAAACCCTACAGAAAAATTGGAAAGCGGTAAAACGCAGTCTGGATTATGGCGTTATTTTAATGCTGCGTATATGGGCTATTATGGAGAGGATGATATTACTGGTGTTTCCTTTATAGATGACTATGGCTACTCACGTCAAGAGTTAGCAAAAGAATATATTATGCGTAACAGACAAGGTCTTGATGACCGTCAGTTAGCATCTGAAAAAAGAAAATTACCACTAACCGTAGAAGAAGCTTTCCAAACAGATTCAAGTCAATGCCACTTTAACGCTATAAACCTTACAGACCAGCTCACCTACTTAAAAGAGTATGCACCTAAGGGATTAGTTAGTCGTGTTACATTTTATAGGGGTATAGATGGTAAGGTTACGTGGAGACCAGATCATAAGGGTAAGTTCCAAATGTGTTGGGATTTTAAGAATAAAGAAGAGTCAAATAAAAACATCATCGAGAATGGACTTAAGAAGCCGTCTAACGCATCTTCTTTTGCTATTGGAGTTGACCCCTTTGCAAGTACAATTATAACGGGAGAGCAGGGCTCTAATGGCGTAGCATACGTTTATAGAAAGCACGACCATCAAGACCCAGAGGATAGTGGCTTGTGTGTTATTAGATATTCTGATAGACCACCACTAAAATCCATATTCCACGATAATATTATTATGCTATGTGAATACTTCGGATGCAAGGCTAATTACGAGAGTGATGTCGAAGATTACTACGAGTATTTCATTAATAAAGGCTACAAGAACTATGTGATGTGGAGACCTAAATCTACTATAGACCCTAATAGAAAAAATAAAAAAGTAAAGTATGGTACTCCATCTAAGGACCCATTTGCTCTACAGAAACACTTTGACACTGTTTATGATTACGTTGAGCTACATTGTGATAAAATTTATTTCACAGAGCTTATAGAAGATTTAATAAGCTATAAACACGCTAAACGTACAAAGTATGATGATACTGTTGCATTTGGTATGAGTTTACTTGCAGGGACCGAAAATGTCAAAATAGAGTCCAATAGTAAAAAGCTTGTATTTATGAAATTTGCTCAACCAGTAAAGGGCTTAGGTCATTGAAAAACAAACGATTTAATTGGTTAATTTTGTAAAGAATTTATATTAAGGATTAATGGCTCAACAAAACTACTACGGACTCCCCAATCCTCTATCTTCAGATGCTGAAAAAAACGCACCAGAATTTGGATTGAAAGTAATGAAAACTTCTTACTCTCAATGGTTAAATGGATACGGTGGAGTTAGTCAAAAACAAAGACAAGTTCGTTTCGATTATAACAGAGCTTATGCTACTGGGCAACAGCCTATGCAAGAGTTCTTAGATTTCTTAGATATCAATGGTCAGCAACCGTATTCAAATCTTGACTACACTCCGCTACCTATTGCTATACCTATGATTCAGCGTATAAAAGATAGATTTAATCAACGTATTGAAAAAATTCGTTGTAATGCTATTGACCCTGTAAGTGTTTCTAAAAAAGATAGAGCAAAGAAAGAAGCTAAGTTTAGATTACAATTTAAAGACCAAATTGCTGCTTTACAACAACAGACTGGATTAGAGTTAGAAGACCCTAATGCATTTACTCCAGAAGATAACGAGGAGAACGAAATCTATTTTGGTTTTAACTATAAGCAACGTGAAGAGGTAATGATGGAACAAGGTATTGACCTTGTGATGTATGATAACGATTGGACTGAGTGCAAGAATGGAATGCTTGATGATTTGATTACATTTGGTATTTGTGGAACTAAAACATTCATAGATGCAAATGGTAGAATTAGAATTAGAAAAGTAAATCCATACAACTTAGTATTATCTTATAGTGAGCGTGATGACCTTAAAGATTTAGAATGGGCTGGTGAGATTGTGTATATGAGCATTGCTGATGTACGCTTAACCTACCCAGGAAAAATATCAGAAGAAGAACTATTCAATATAGCAAGAAGTGCTACATCTAAATACAATAACCCTGCTGCTTGGACATTTACCTGGAACTACCAATATGCAAATGCATTCGCAAGACCATACGATGCGTTCCGTGTTCCTGTTATGCAGCTCTCCTATAAAACTTTGTACAATCTTAAGTATGAGAAAAACCAAGATAGATTTGGAAAAACTCTTTTAGATAGAACAGAGAAAATGAAAGAGGGTAAAGACTACATTAAATCTAAACCATACTATGTAGAATATGAAGGTGCTTGGATTTGCGATACAGACTATTTATTAAAATGGGATATTGCAAATAATATGCTTAAGCCTAATGAGAACTTACAAGAATGCTTGTTACCGTTCTCTTTCTATATGTACAACAATAATAGAATGACTAACAAGCCTATTATTGAAACAATGATTCCATCTATTAAACAGATGCAGTTAGCTCACCTTCAAATGCAGAAGATTGTAGCACAAGCTGCACCAGATGGTTATACTGTAGATATCGCAGGTATGAGTGATGTAGATTTAGGTAACGGTAAGGGTGCATTGCAACCTATGGAGTTAATCCGTATCTACAAACAGACTGGTGTTATTTACTACAAAGGTATGGTTGATGATATGGATGGTAATAACAGACCTCCAATTACACCATTAAACGTACCATTCACAGCAAAACTCCAAGCATTTATTGAGTTATACAACTTTGAGTTAAACAAACTTGAGAGAATCATTGGTTCTAACTCATTAGACCAAGGTATGATTTCTAACCAAGCTGTAGGTGCAAAGGTATTAGATTCTGCTCGACAAATTGGAGAGAGCTCTATTAACTACATATACAATTCATACTTAAATGTATTTGAAAGAACCGCAAAACAATCAGCAATGAGATTGTGGGACATTCTAATATTTGGTGAGAAGGGTGGATACCAAGGGTACAAATATGCCTTAGGTGAAGATAGAGTTGAGTATATCAAATTAGAAGCAACAGACGATTTCGAAAAAACAAACTTTGATATTAAGATTGAGGCTATTAAGGACGAGGGTGAGAAAATGCAACTTGAACAAAATATTCAAATGGCTTTATCTCAACAAAGTATCGAGTTAGAGGATGCCATCCAGATCAGGCTGTTAGATAATCCTAAAGCCGCTAACTATTACTTAGTATCAGCTCAAAAGAAAAGACGTAAACTTAGAATGGAAGAAGCTAAACAAAATAGCGAGATGCAGATGCAACAAGCAGTACAAGCTGCTCAAGCTAAATCTCAAGGAGAACTTCAGATTATACAATCAGAACAACAAGCTAAGCTTCAGATACTTAACGAGGAATTAGAAAATCAAAAAGAATCTGAAACTCTTAAATACTTTAATATTTTACGTGTTAAGACTCTTGAGAAACTTCTTGAACAAGGAATACCTTTAGAACAGATGCCTACGTTTATATTTGATGGTATTGATGGTGTAGTTCAAACTCAAAAACAATTAATTCTTGAAGAGTTAAATGAACAACAACAAGAAATGATGCAAATGCAACAAGCTCAAGAACAAGAGGCTATGCTTGCTCAACAACAAGCTCAAGAAGGTCAAGAAATGACACAAGAAGCTGGGACTGAAGCACAAGACCAAGTTATGGAACAGTCTCAATAAAAACACATTGAATTAATAATTAATTTTGTAAAATAAGAAAGGAAGAAAAAATGGAACAAAACGTAAACAAAGCTGCGTCTTGGGAGGATGTGCTTTCGGATAATTATAATGCCGAACCACAACCAGATCAAACGCAAGAAACAGTACAGCCTACTGGGCAAGAAACTCCACAAGCTACAGATGCTGCTGGAAATCCAGTAGAACATCAAGAACAAATCGAAGAACAAGCTGAGGAGCAAGTTGATGAACAACAATACCAAGCTCCGCAGTACGAAGAAGAAGATGATTACTATGAGCCACAA